GGCCAGGGGGTATCCTAGGTAGGGTCAAGTCCTGTTAGGGGCTAAAACGCGAGCACTGACATGTTTGACGGGGTGCTCAGGGTGTGTTAGGCTAAGCACCATGACTTGGGCATGCAGAACATGCGAGAAAACGATCGCCAACCGCAAGGCTGAACACTGCCCCGTGTGCCACGAGACTTTTACGGGTACCCGTGCAGGTGACACACACCGTGTGGGCCGGCACTGGGTGGCTGACGGTCCTGACCGCCGTAGGTGCCTCACTCCAGCTGAGATGGGGGCTAAAGGCATGAGGGTCACCAAAGAGGGGCACTGGGACTCTGGTAGGGTATTCCCAGACAGCCTCTGAAAGCTGTCAGAAGTAGCGATTCACGGCCTATCATCCCCTGCCCGGCACTCTTGTACCCCCGGGGTGCTGCTAGGCCCTAGAATCTCAACTAATGCAAAGTAACAACTTGATAACAACCCCTGATCTGGGTTGCATAGACCTGGCAGAGGTGTTAAGCTCGAGACATCGAGAAAACAGCAAGGAAGGTTCAAAACATGCTCATCTCAAAGCAAGACATCAGAGGCACAGTAGCGCTGACCACATCGTATGAACCGGACAGAGAGTTGCTCACTCAGGCTTTGACTGAGGCGCTGGAGTCTGAGGACCCCGACACCCTTAGGGACGCTCTGGAGTGGTGGGCAGCTATAGCTTACTCCCCCTGGATATTCGCTATTGGCGCAGTAAACCTAGCTGGGCGGCTCGCTAAGAAACTCACTTTGGGAAGCAAGACATCGTGGGAACGAGTTCTGTCTCGGGTACGTAGTTATGGTAGCGGTCTAGAAGGCGAGTCTAAGGCTATGCGCTGCGAGCCTGCTCTATTCGCTATCGCATACCTCACTGCACGTATGTGGGGCGGCCTGATCGACCCCTCAGAGGTTGAGCGGATTCTCCATGAATCCGGGTGGGTTAACTAAAGGCTAGATCTTAGCCTTAGGGTTGCACAGCTCCTCAAGGTGTGCTAAGATAAAGACATCAAGAAAACAACAAGAAAGGTTCAAACAATGCTTAAGTTCATCGGTTACGTGGTCGCTATTGTTGCTGCTGTCGCTGCTGCTCTGGGTATCGGTATCCTGATCACCTGGATGATCTTCTACGGTCTGTGGTACGTTGCCCTCATCCTGATGGCTATTGCTGGTGTGTGGCTCGGGTTCAAGTACGAGGCTAAGTACGGCCACAAGGATGAGTTCGGTGATTGGAGTGAATTCTGATGTACGAGTTCGGGGATATCCCCCGCATGGTCCAGAGCATCAAACCTGAGAGAGGCTGTATGTCGTCTGTGGTCTTCTCTAGCCCTGACGGTATCTGGTGGGTGCCGGGTAAGTACTACCCGGATCCCGGAGGGGCTTACATCCACCCAGTAATGAGGCTGCTAAATGAGGTTGGGGGGTCACGCCCGGGCATTGCGTACATAATTGGCCATGTTTGTGTCACTTGTGAGGCTATTCTGAAGACTTTCCCACAGTTCGATCGGGTTATTGTGAGGGCATACAATGCTAAGTAACATCGAGAAAGCCTACGAGGTAGCTAGTCAGTCGTCTCACCCTGAATACAAGGTAGGTTGTTATTTCGAAAACACACGTACAGGGCGCGCCATAGCCACACACAATGTGGAGCTTGGCCCTAAACTGCATGATATTGGACCTAATGGCCAGTGTCTCGAGTACATTCATGCGGAGGTGTGGGCCTCACTAGAGCTTATGAGGCTTCCTTATGAGCTGCGCGAGGGCCACATAGCCATGACATATGAGCCGTGTGCAAACTGTGCTAGGGCGCTGCTGCTGGCAGGGTTCAGGGGGTACCTGGAATACGACAGACCATGGCTTGACCCAGCCTTGAAAAAGCCTAATTGGCGAGACCACAAACAGGGCATAACCGTGCTGAAGAATGCAGGTGTGGTCGTGCGTAGGTCTCTAAAAGATGACGGCGCTCGGTGGTCTAATGACCTCAATTTCGGTGACTGGTACCCCCAATGCATGGAGACCCTTAACTGGGGTGATATAAGGTTTAGGGACCTTAATAAAAAGGCCTGTATGTTTATTCTTGAGGCCTTTCATAAGTATCTTAATATGGGCTATAATGTAAGTCCAGATGTCTCTTATGGGGTGACTAATTACACTCTAGCTAAGAATTTCAATAAGGCAGTTAAAGACTTTACACATTGGGCTAATTACGGTAGCTCATGGGTTAAGGAACCGGGTTACATAATCGTCAAGTGTGTATCGGAGGCTTATCGACGTGCTGTGTGAGTATGATCGTAATACGTACAACCTGTCTAGACAGGGTGCTGAGCTAGTAACAAAAGGGCAGGAGCACCCCTACTGGTGCTATGGGTCATGGAGTGTGGTTTACACCCACGCACCCCTATCCCAGACACGCAGGGTGTCTGTGGACATGGCTCAGAGAGAGTTGTACTGGATGCTGAGCGGGTCAGGGGCCACACAACACGACAGGTGTGCTAGGATCACCCCGGACGTGGAGCGTATGTGGTCTCCGTGGGCCGCAGACGAACTAGGACCAATGTACGGTGTGCAGTGGCGCTACGGGGGCCCTGACGGGCTATATGACGCTGTACAGGACGTTGTAGCCAAGCTCATAGCCCAGCCTACAACCAAACGCGCGGTGTGGACTGCGTGGCAGGGGTATGAGGTAGGGTCTATGCGTATTCCCCCTTGCCCGGTGGTGTGGGCGTTTAATGTCATCGGTGGCAGGGTCAACCTCGACATATTCGCCAGGTCTACTGATGTAGTGTGTGGTCTACCTTATGACACCCTTGAGGGGTGGATGCTTATCCACCTGATGACTAATACCTTGAATCACCACGGGCATGAGGTTGTTCCGGGTCATCTGAGGTTCACCACGGCTAATGCTCATGTATATTGCCAGAATCTCGATGTTTGGCATAGGATGCTGATGCCCGCTAGGGTAGAGAGGGAGATTGAGTTCATACCGGCTAAACAAGGCGTGCTAGAATTTAAAGGTAAAGGGTTCAAGGCGGTCGACTATAAGGCGCCTATCTACTCAGCGAAAGTGGTGGTAGTTTAATGTTGAAATTATTGTTCCTTGGTGCTACGTGGTGCTATCAGTGCCCACAGTCAAAAGCTAATTTTGAAAGGGCCATGCAAAAGTTCCCGTATCTTGGGTGGGAGTATGTTGATATTGAGGTCAATCCCGACCTAGGGCGTAAATTTGACGTCATGTCCGTGCCTACAGTGGTCGCCTTGCGTGATGGTGTGGAGGTTGCTAGGATGGGTACTGGGACCACACTCCAGTACAAGAAGATGATTGAAGGAGCAATTAACTGATGTTTGAGCCAGTCACTAAACCTCGAGACTATCAGCTGGCCGCGGTTAAGTGGCTGGCTAAAAAAGAGCACGGTATGCTGCTCATGGACACCCGTACGGGTAAGACCAAGACAACCATAGACTGGCTGTCATGGCTTATGCACAACCGGGATGTCAGGTACATCGTTGTGGTCTGCCCTAAGATCGCTATTGACGTGTGGGTCAGGGAGTTGCAGCAGCACTACTGGGGTCCTGAGGCTGATATTGTCTATGACGGAGCATATGAGGCCTCAGCACTGCCAAAGATAGTGCTTATCAATTATGACAAGTTCTCCCGGGGTTACCCTAAGGGGCTTTTCAAAGGGGCTGAATACCACGCATCAGCTATTGTCCTGGATGAGTCCCACCTTATCAAGACGCCTGCCAGCAAGAGGTCTAGGCGTATTGTTGGTATGGCTAAATCGGCCCAGTACCGTGTATGCCTTACCGCCACACCTGTAGGCAAGCGTAATATGGTGGGTGAGATTTACCCGCAGTTGGTATTCTCTGACCCATCTATTCGAGCTGATTTCCCCACAGCTAAATCCTTTAGGGAGTATTTCGGTGAGTGGTCTAATTTCGGAGGCTTCCCCCGCTATATAGGACCCAAGAATACCGAGGAATACCAGGCACTTATTAAGGCCCACTCCATAAGTATATCTCGTGAGGACGCTCTGGGCACTAAGGCTGTGCAGGAGGAGGTTGTGCCCGTATACATGGACGAGTCCCGTCATGCTACCTACCAGGCTATGGTGCGGGATGAGCTCGACGTCCTCGAGGCTCAAGGCGAAACTGGAGCTGACTCGGTGCTGGCCCTGTTTGCCAAGTGCCGCAGGCTAGCTGAGGGGCTATCCACAGGGGATGGGAAGCTCATGTACAGCACCCATAAGCTCGAGGCCCTGCTGCGCATACGTGACAGCTACAGTGGCCGTATAGTGGTAGCTAGCGAGCTACTTGACTCCCTCACAGTGCTGGAGGGCCACTTAGACCCCACATATAGGCTGGACGGTAAGGTCAAGGACAAGACTACTGTGCTGGACGCCTGGAAAGCTTCTGAGGCTGGCACACTGATAGTCAACCCTCAGGTGGCCGCTACTGCCGTGGACATGCGTGAGGCCAATGTGTTGGTGTGGTACGGGGTACCTACCTCAGCTTTGACCTACCGCCAGATGTCTGATAGAGTAGCTCTAGCAGCCGATCCGAAGGTCATCGTCCTGGTGACTCAGGACACTGTGGAGGACTCCCTGTGGTCTAGCCTGGCTGAGGCCACAGAGTTCCGAAAAGAGATCATGCTGAACACCAGAGACTTCCTGTTAGGAGAGACTTATGCTAGTGAATCCGTCTGACCGACTTGTCATTGCAGCCACCCCAGGAGTTACCCCTGAAGTCTTCGCCCGAGGGCTGGGGTACGCGCCTAGTGAGCTGGTTGTGGACCCACAGAACTCCCACGGTGTCATGACCCGCTCGTGGGTTGACGGGGATATCCATGACTATGCGGGTATCAATTCTGAAATCCGAGAAGAAGCTAAGCCCACTGTTTCACGGGCTAAGGGGTTCAACCTAGCAGTGGTGGCATTCAATCTGGATGACCTTTTCTCGGACTGGGGTAAGCAGTTGTGGGCAGGGGCTGAGACTGGGTATTCTTGGGCTGAATTCCTGATCCTGAGTATCGGGTACCGATCGTGGGTTACTGAGTGTGCACGGACGGCCAGCTGGAAGTTGAACAAGTTCCGCACTGCCACTACCTTCGTTATTGGCGAAGAGTCAATCGAATACAAGTCGACCACAGACGTCCGTACCGCTCACAAGCTTGCTAAAGAGCTCACAAAATGCTATTTCTAGACATCGAAACTACAGGGCTTAACCCTCGTGGCAAGGACGCCTCCGTGCTTATGGTAGGTATCCTGGGGGATAAGCCTGAGGATGAGCCGCGTGTTTTCCACATGGCCTCTAAGCACCCTGAGACATGGCGTGCTAGGCTGGTCAAGCTGTGTGGAAAATTACCCCCGGTTGTGGGCCACAACCTCAAATTTGACATAGTGTACGCTAAGCGGTTCGGTGCTCATATTGAGGCAGCTGGAGACACTATGCTGGGTGCCCATATGGTGGACGAGAATAGGCCCTTAGGCCTTAAGTCTCTCATGGCTGACTTTATGGGCGGGGACTGGTCTTACGACGGTGTGTGGGATGACTCTGATCCAGAGGCTATGGCCGCATATCTGAAAAAGGATCTCCTGGCCACACGTGAGCTATACCGGATTAACAGGGGTAAGCTCACCCCTAACCAGAAGAAACTACTCAGGAAGGTTGTGGTCCCGGCTATCAATATGCTAGCCGAGTCCGAAGACTACGGTATTCCAATTAGCCGGGATAAGCTCGAGATAGCCGAGCGTAAATACACCTCTGAATTGGCTAAGATCGATGCAGAATTGCAGTCGGAAATACCCTCGGAAATACCCAAAGGTATGCAGGTCAAATGGGGTACTACTAACTTTCAGCGGTGGTTCCTGTACGACTATTTGGGAATCCCCAAAAAGGAGGTAGGAAAGCCTACTAAAGCATTCCCTAATGGGGCTCCAAGCCTTTCCAAAAAGGCACTTGCTTATATGGATCACCCAATAGCTAAAACACTACTAGAAAGGTCACGACTAAAGAAGAATATAGACGGGTTTATTACACCTTATAAAGAACAACTAGACAAAAGGGGACGCTTATATACCTCGTTTAAGCTGCATGGTACGGTGACAGGTAGGCTGTCATCAGGAAAGGTGTGCGACGGTGTGGGGGTTAACCTCCAGCAAGTTCCGAAGGACCCCTTCATAAGGGGCCTGGTAGCTGCCCCTGACGGGTACAAGATTATTGAGGCTGACTACAGCCAGCTGGAGCTACGCGTTGCAGCTGTGGTCTCACGTGACAAGGCTATGCTACAGCTCTACAGAGACGGGGGTGACATTCACTCACAGACCACACGTGCTATCGGGCTGGATCCGGACAATAGCTTTGACCGTAGGAAAGCTAAGATTGTTAACTTCGGCTTCCTCTATGGAATGTCGGCTAAGTCTTTCGTCCAGTTCGCTAAGGTTAGCTACGGTACTGACATCACTCTGGAAGAAGCTGAGTCCTTCAGGGAGTCCTTCTTCCAGCACTGGTCAGGGCTACGCCCATGGCACGCTAGGGCCAAAGCTAAGGCTCATCAGCTGGGGTACAGCTCAACGATGTTCGGGCGTAGGCGTCACCTGCCAGGGCTATACAGCGACGACGAATACGAGGTAGCGGCAGCTGAGCGCCAGGCTGTCAATAGTCAGGTGCAGGGCACTGGTAGTGACATCATGCTGAGGGCTGCCACACGTGTGTGGTCTAACCTAGAGGGTGACAGCCACATACTGGGCCTGATCCACGACGCTGTGCTTGTACTTGTCCCTGATGACCTAGCCGAGACCACAGCGTGCATGATAAAGGAGACCATGGAGGGGCCCCTGCCTCACTTCGACTGCCCTCTAGTGGCGGACGTTGAGGTAGGTACTTGCTGGGGACCCGAGATTGATGTATAGTAGGGGACATGCAGGTAACGACAAGCTTGATTAAGGCCTGGCTTAATTGCCCCCTGGAGGCTTACTATGACCTACAGGGGATCACATCTAAGCCCCATCCAGGTACAGCCCTAGACAGAGGGACCTACCTCCACTCCTGGCTCGAGACAGGTACCCCTCCTGAGCGGCCAGAGGGCCTCATGGAGGAGGAGAATGAGATCTATGATGACCTTGATCGCGTGTACCGTGCCTACGAGTACAGGTACCGTGATGAGCCCCTCAACGTGCTGGCGTGCGAGTTGGACTTGGCACGAGGTATCCCAGGGTGCAACCATACCTACAGGGGTAAGATCGATAAGGTAGTGGAGCTCGGTGGACGTTTGTGGGTACTAGACCACAAGACACACCAGACGCTCCCTACCGCTGAGTACCGACAGCTTGACATCCAGTCTCATGCGTACCTGTGGCTACTTGAGGGCAACAAGGAGCGCCTAGGGTGGGACCTTCCCCTCGGCGGTATGGTCTGGGACTACATTCAGCCTCAGAAGGTTGTGTGGCCGCAGCTGACCAAGACGGGCAAGCTCAAGCTCACCAAGGGCAGCTCAGGTAGCACTTGTTACAGATCTATGGTAGACTGGATGCATGAGAACAAGACGAGGATCTCCAGCAGCGACTGCGATATCCTGGTCAAGGAGGCTGAATTGTTGAAGCATCAACATTGTCCAGCCTTCACACGCGTGCTGGTTCCGTTCAATAAGCAGGTGCACGAGCGGCAGATAAAGAGTATACTAAGGTGGGCTAGGCAGGTCGGTGAGTACGACTGGTCTCAGCCACCAGAGGACCGTAACCCTAACGTGTGTGGTAATTCGTACCTATGCCGTATGGGAAAGCTCGCAGCGGCTAGGGTAGAGTTCGGCACAGAAGAGCAGTTCCTCCAATTCTATGACAAGAGAGACCCTATGGAGAGGTACAAATGATCACGCTAGTATACGGACAGCCTAAGACTGGAAAAACCACGTTCGCAGCTACGGTGCCTGGGGTTAAGATTATTGACCTCGAAGGTGGCACCCGTGCAGTACAGGCCGAGACCACACAGGTAGGCACCTGGGAAGCTCTGGCTAAGGAGGTTCAGGGTATTGTAGCCAAGCCTCCTCAGGCCGTAGCCCTGGACAGCATCACTGTGGCCCATGAGCTGGCACTTAATTTCGTGTCAGGGCGTAAGCGAGGGGACCTCCTAACGGTCTCCAAACCTGTCAGTCTCCCCCAATACGGCCAGGCCAACGAACTGATCAAGTCACTGATCCTCACTCTGCGGGGCCTTGATATCCCTGTGGTCCTGACGGGCCAGGCTAAAGTCACCTATGTGGATGAGGCTGACCCAGAAGATGCCGATGTGGCTCAGACCAAGGAGGTCACGCTGGCCCTTCCCGGTCAAGCACGACAGTTTGCGCTCATGTACGCCGATGTGATAGGCTACACGGAGTCAGTTAAGAGAGACTCCAACACGGGATACCGTATGTGGCTCAAGCCCACACAGGGTATCGTGGCAGGGTGCAGGGCTGATATCGCAGCCCGAAAGCCCTGGCTGGGGTCTCCCACTTGGGAGCGACTGGAAAGGTACCTCACACATGATTGATTTTTCAAAGGTCTGTAGTAACGCTCTTGTCAGGTTGTGTGACCAGATGGATGACTTGCCCTGGCGCTTCGAGCACAAGGACCTCGCAGTGATCGACATCCCCAACCCCATCACTGTGGCTCACCAGGTAGGCCAGTATGAGGTACGCTACAACGACCACGTGAACCGCGATATGTTCACCATCACGGTTTGCTTCTTCACCACAACATCTGCTACAATCGACTACATCCGATCAATCCTCAAGGAAAGGGAAACCAACAATGGCTAAACTCTCGATCGACTTCAGTGACGTCAAGGCCCCCTCGTACATCGCTGCTCACCAGGAGCCAGGTGTGTACAACGCTGAGATAGCTGGTGTGGAGCTGGCCAAAGCTAAGAAGGACGGCACTGACATGCTGGTCTTTGCTATTGAATGTGGCCCTGGACGTTACCCCTACTACTGCAAGATTGTCCCCAACCAACTGTGGAAGCTTCGTGAGCTGATCGAGGCAGCTGGTACTAAGGTCCCCAACAAGGTTGTCCAGATTGACCCTGACAAGTACGTTGGTAAAAAGATCAACGTTGAGCTTGAGGACGACACCTTCTATGGCAAGTTGCGTAGCCGCGTGGCGCGTGTGGCCAAGTTCACGGAGGTCGAGCACAAGGTTGAGGAGGAAGCCCAGCAGGACGTCGAAGACGACTTCGGCGAGTTCGACGACATTCTCTGACATAGTCTGGGGCAGGGACAGGAGCCCTGCCCTGGGCATGCTAGAGAGCACATTCTCAAGACAAGTTCAGAAGTATATAGAGTCACGTGGTTGGTGGGTTGTCAAATACCACGCCAGCCAGTACACTAAGAAAGGCATACCAGACCTCATAGCCTGTTTCAGAGGTAGGTTCGTAGGTCTGGAGCTTAAAACAGGCTCATCTTTGAGCCAGTGGCAAATTCGAGTTGGGGCTGATATCATGTCAGCCGGAGGGTATTGGGCGTGCGTAACCCCCGATACCTACCAGGAAGAGATAGCTAGGGTTGAGGATGAGATTCTTCGAGACTCTTTGGAGGGGTTGTGATGGGTATTTTTTCATCTGTGGGATCACGTGGCCGGGTCAGGCTTTCAACCCGGGCAAGGCCTTTCGGGTTGTGGACCAACTTGACGAAGCGAAACACTACATTCGGTCTCTCGTTGAAGCTGGGCAGGATGTATATTTCACTCCCGGTCTTTTCTCTCGGCCGGAAAGGAAGGCGGAGTTCCTCAAAGCGGGCCCGCTGATCTGGTCTGACGTAGACGACGGCCACACGGAGGGCACTAGCCCCCTCGCTGTGTGGTCTAGTAGCCCGGGGCACACTCAGGCTATCTGGAGACTGACTGAGACTGTACCCCAGCCCGATCAGGATAGCCTGTCTAGGGCCGTCAGCCACGTGCTAGGATGCGACCCTGGAGGCTGGGATGCTACTCAGCTTCTCAGGGTACCTGGTACCCCCTCACATAAGAGGGGCTGCACGGTAGGACGACCCATATATGGGGCCACTCAGACTCCTGGTGAGCTAGCCTCAGCTGTGTACAGGACACTGGACGGTAGCTCATCGTCTATAGCAGGGCAGCTGCGTGCCAGCAAAGCTCTAGGTGACAGGTCATCACAGCTGTATGCGGCTATAGCTAGTATGCTGGAGTGTGGTGTGGAGCCGGAGTTCATCCCCGGCTTGATCAGACACACGTCTCTAAACAAGTGGGGGTCACTCGACAAGCTCAAGGCTGAGGTCCAGAGGGTAGCTGCAAAGCTAGACCACACACGGTCTAAGGCTGAAGCCTCTGAGGTGACTATAGAGATAGTTGAAGATTCACCTAGAGAGCCCCTGCTTCAGATCAGGCAGTTGTCTGAGCTAGTCAACATGCCTCCTCCACGGTGGCGTATCGACGGCCTTGTAGAAGAGGGTGGCTGTGGCTTCATAGCTGCACCCCCTAAGCACTACAAGTCGTGGATTATGCTCGATATGGCTATCAGCCTATCTCTAGGCCAGCCAGCGCTAGGGTACGCTAGATCACACCAGGCGCCCTGCCTCATCATTGAGGCTGAGGACAGTCTCTCACGTGTGTGGTCTCGCGTACAGACTATCTTGAAGTGCAGATTCCCCCACCATGACCCTCGAGGCTACATCACCTATAAGTCAGGTGTGCTGGAGCTGCACCCTCCTGACGGGGAGATCCCCCTCTATATAGCGGGCAGGCCCACACAGGGGCTGTCACCTGAGCTAGCCGATGAGATAGGCGAGACCATCGAGTCTATGGGCATAGGCCTGGTGTGTTACGACACTCTGTCCATGCTGACCACCGAGTCGATCAATGACTCACAGGCTATGTACGGGCATATACTCCAGCCCATCAAGGCTGTAGCACAGGCTACAGGGTGCGCACAGCTTATAGTGCACCACACACGTAAGGCCAGCAAAGACATGCCGTCAACTGGGGGTGCTGCGTTGGCGGGGTCAGTGGCCCTGCATGCCTGGTCAGACAACAGTCTGTATATCTCTCGACAGGCAGAATCGTTAAGTATTCAAGTAGAAACTAAGTCGGGGTCGCAGGACCTCGTCGTCACCGGGCTAGACACTCCGGGAGAGTGGCAGCCTGAAGTTGTGCAATCTCTCTAAAGTGTGCTAAGGTAATACCATGATCGAAACACAGGGAACAATCAAGGTAGAGACAGTCGAAGATTTCTACGGAGCTAGCATCGAGGCACTCCTCGAGTGTGGTTACCTCTACACCAGTGAGCTGGGAGACATCTACTGGGATTCCAGCCAGCACACTCCAGTCGAAGCAACCTTCCTCGTAGTGGAGCGGTGAACAATGCGTACTATTGATGAGCTTCGTAGGGTAGCAGCCACACCAGGTCATCTGAAGGTCCTCGACAAGCTGACCGAGTGGGGCTACGATGAGCTACTAGACGACTTCATGTGGGAGTGGGAGCTGTGGGTATGCCCCCGCTACTGGGCAGTGCAGTACTGCCAGCGCGCAGCAGACAGGTACCTGCCCTGTGGTGAGGAGCTATACGACCATATGGGTGAGGGCATCGACGACAGTCTTGTAGGTGACCTAGTCACCGACCCCGTGCCCGCACTCATGCTCAGAGCTGAGTGGGCGCTAGACACTCACTTCAAAACTGTGCTAGAGTTAGAGGCGTTCAGGATGACCCCATGGGACCTGAACCTGAAAGAGACAATCACAAGACTAAGGGCTATACCAGGAGTAGAAAGGTCACCTCTGGTATACCTGCTAGACGACATGGAGGCAACACTATGCTAGGGTTCAAACGAGACCCGGAGTACGTAGCAGAACACGGTATTGACCTTGCTGAGCTACACGACCACGTGCTCAACGTGTACGGTGAGGACCTACAGGAGGGCGTCCTCATCAACCTCAAGCTCGACATTGACCACGCTGCTGAAGGTAGGGTAACTTGGGACGGTGTGGACCTGCCTGACTATCTGGCCGCATACTGCTACTACTGTGAACTAGACAACCTCATGGACGAGATCGACTCGATTGGAGACACACTATGGTGATTGACCCGGAAGCAATGGCAGCCCAGCTGCGCTACTACTACCCCCACACCACACAAGAGCAGCGACTGGCGTGTGGGCAAGAGATTGCTCAGGTATCAGGCCTGTACTGCTGGCCCCCAGAGCGTATAATCAAGCGTATCATCAAGAAACACCTTGGAGACAAGCAGTGATCACGTTCACGCGTCTTGCACATAATTACCTTCTAGAGGCTGAAAAGGTTTCACGTAAACCTGACCACGATTCTCGCTTAGCCGAGCAAGCATACTTGCAAACAGCCACAGTGTATGCTATACTCGATCTGAAAGCAACACTCGTAGAGGTCCTTACCGAGCTTCGAGAACTCAAGAACAAGGAGTGAGCATGGATCAGATAGTAGCCGTAGCCTTGATGGTTCTAGCCGTAGGTCTCGTTGTGGGCTACTTCCTCAACGAGCGATGGTGAGCCTATGACCCTAGAAAACAAATAACCCCCTACCTGTTTAGGTAGGGGGTTATTTTATGCCTTAAATCAGGCAGTCACCTCAGGAGCCTCAGCTCGGCGAGGAACAGTGGTGTTCAACTCGTTCTTCTGCTCCACGGTAGGGGACGCAATCTTAGCTGCGTCGTAGAGGCCACACGCACCGAGACCCATCAGCAGGTACTTAGCGGCAGCCTGGTAGACAGGGTCACCTCCAAGGAAGGTCTGGGCGAGGCCCAGAGCAACGGACAGGACCACAGTAACCGGCATAGCGGCCTTAGCTGGCAGGCCGAGGCGCTTCAGAAGCTCGACGATAGCGAGCATAGCCGGGACAGTGGCGAGCGTAGTAATATCCATGTGTCTCCTAACTACAGTATCCCTGGGGCTCTCTCAGGGATGATGTACATATTCTCTTCCCAGGCGATGTCTTTATGCCACATCACCCCGAAATTCTGATTCACACCACACTGCACAGCGAAGTGCAGCTTGGTGTTGTAGGGTGAGAACTCTGTGTCGAGGTGCCTCACCATTTTGTCGTCCACGAACCACCGGACGCAGTCAGGGTAGATACGCACCCCGTATTTATGCCACTGTCGCGTGTCGAGGTCGATCGTCGTAGGCCAGTGCTGCGGTGAGCGGTCCTTAGGTGAGGGCCAGTGGATATTCAGCTGAGTCTTAGTCTTGTCAGACTGAGTCTCCATGAAGTTGATCTCACCCTCAGGCCACTTGCTGTCATCCTCAGGCCACAGCATAGCTACCATCTCAGTCGTCCACGACGGTGGGTTCTTGACCCACATGGACCAGTAGCCTTCACCCTTGACGTTGTATAGGCTTGCCCATGAACCACACCGAAGTGAGTTGTTGAGCGCCTTCTCGTGTGTGGCCCCTGCCTCCACATACATGAGGTATGCTGGCCTGTCGAACTGCATCTTCAGCTCGAACGTGCGGCCGTCAGGTAGTAGCTTAGTCATGGCCGGGTCGAAGCGCCCTAGAGTACCGTGCTCAGGGCGCTGTACACCCCACCCACCGTATGACCTGTAATCATATAGTGGTTTCTTTTTCAAGTAGTCTTTCATTGGGGGAGAGTCCCCTGATACTATCTACCAGGGGACCACACCTCCTTTCAGGCCATCAGGCAGTGACACCCGGATCCCGAGGAGCCAGGCCCCGAACCAGGTCAGCCAGCACAGAGATAGAATTACGCAGTTCCTCCATTTGAGCCTGCACTGCGGTGATGCGCGTCTTAGCGTCAGCGATCTCCTGGCGGATCACAACCTGCCCACGGCTATCAGCAGACGGGTCACCAGGACGGGTGATAGGTGCAGTCTGAGTAGCTGCCTGGTGAGCGTAGTATGCAGCAGTCTGGCACGCAGCCTGCATACGGCCGAGATACGCTCCGAACGTCTCGTTACCCCAGTTGAGTCCGCCAACGCCTTCGCGTACAGCCTGAATCAGTTCGCTCTTGTCCAATGTTGGTCCTTCCTCGTTTGTCTTGAATCCACCCAGGATAGCCTCCATCATGCCTATACCCTGGGCACATGTAACCCACTTAGCAGGGGCAGGGTGATTGTCGTTAGCCCTACGGCCTCGGTAGCCTAGGCCGTTATATCCAGCATGAGCAGCAACCACCTGGTACTGGCAGGCAGTGTCAGAACTACCGCCAGAATCACAGGCCACATGGTCATGGGGTTCGAAACCCTGACTCACATAGCGAGCCCAGGCCACACCTCCGAACCTACGCGACTCAGCTACCAGAATCTCGTTCTGCTTAGACGTCAGGTGCCAGTTCTGGAAGTCGAACGCCCAGCCATCGCTGTGTGTTCCCGCACTCGCAGCTGCACCCCCCTTAGCCTGGATCAGGATAATCGAGATATCCGGGTGGTACTTAGCCATATAGCGCTTGAATAGCTTGTACCACTTAGCTGGAATCTCAGCAGCGTAGGCTTCCTGGCCATTGTATTTAGGGCCCACAGATACGTATCCCACTAACCCTCCTTCCTTGTCTCCACGGCCAGGATGCGCTGGCCGTGTTCCTCCAACCTGGAAGTCAACATACGCTCCGAATTCGATACTCGTTCATTGAGCTGGCTCAAATTCGTGTTAAACCGGCCAATCTCTTTATCGTGCCGGTTCAGTACCCCCTTAATTTCCGCCGTAGTAGACGAAAGAATCTCGAGGTCAGTATTAGTCTTATCAGCCTGCTTGAGTAGAATATTCAACTTATCCTGAACTGTGTTACCTTCATCATCAGTTTTATCAAAAACCAACGCCTCGGTATCCGATTTAAGGTCAGCAGTAAGGTCCTTTATCTTCTTAAGCGACCCTGCCATAGCCTTATAGACTTTAACACCACTATACCCAACCGCTAAAATACCCGCTAGGATAGCCCCTATAAGACTACCCATAGTCTCAGGGCTCAACATATCACCTCAACCACAGTACAACAGCAGACACGAAACAGCGCCCACCCCTATTAGAACTACCGCTATAAAGTTTAGCCTGGCAATTAACCTCAATCCCCCCTTCGCGTTCATCAGGTACAGTAAAGAACGGCCACGAAATATTCGATGGGATAGCCGATGAGCCGAGGAAAGATAGGAAATCAGGGCTGTACTGACCCCTACATTCGACCCTGCCCCAGCATGCAGGGGTGCCAGCGTTAGCATCGTAGTTAGGCATGATCGAGCCACCAGCTATGACCAGCGCTTTAGTAGCCCACGACGGGGCCACAACGAACGTAGACACCCCTGTGGTCCAGCTAGTCACCGGAGACCAGTCAAGATTACGGGAATTACCCGCATCAACAGCGATCTGAGACTTCAGTGCTTTGTCACCAATCAGCCCTTCGGCGATCTCGAGGGTGCCATCGAACTTCGCATGCCCTTTCACGTGGAAAAGAGAGCGGTTATACACCGCCCCTTCCCCACCGATCGTGGCAGTGAGTTCGTTAATACGACTCTCGAGACCCTCTAGGCGGTTAACAACCTCACGAATACCCTGATCATTAGACGGCCTATCGACCGTTGTTGGGTCGAAACTCATCAATCCTCCAATGAAAGCATCGGTTTAATCTTAGTGATCTCACCAGATACAGGGTCAGGGTCACATACCCACCCAATAACCCTGCATTTACCTTTGAATTGCAGCTCAGGGTTACTAAGATTAGTCATATCAACATCAACATAGTCACCTAGAACGAAGTCACGCCCTGGCATAAAGTGGTCCAACGTAGTCTCCACGCTGATAGACGTCAATCCGTAGGCCTGGCTCTCCTTAGCTGCATACATGTACTGCTGTAGCACGGCGTCATCAACTGACCCAGTGTCGGGAGTCCACCGTCTCTCAAGCTCAAGCCAGCCGTATTGAAGGACCTGCCCGTTAGACGTAGCGAATTCCTTTCGCTCATCCCCAGACCTATTGGAGACCACACGCCAGATAGTGGCTCCTTTACCGTCAGAGCAGTCCTCAACCTGCTGCCAGGAGCCCTGAGACAGCACAGCAGCGCCGGCAGTATCTTTACCTACACCGCCAAGCCTGTATGCTGTGTGGACCACAATGCCAAGATGGCCGTTAGCTAGCAGTTCCCAGCTAGTGGCGAACTCAGCACCGTGCTTAGTTTTCATGAGGTTCTGGAGACCTGCCAGGCATGTCATATCCTGATCAGCGCGGTACGTCCTGTCACCCCAATCAAGGGTAGGATCCTCGTCCAGACGTCCATTGAACTGCGCTACCAGACGGTCTAGGCCTATGCCTCTAGCAATTGTGGTATACCGTTGGTCCCTGAAAACCAGTTCGGGGATATAATTCCTCTTAAGCCACTCTTCGGCAGGCTGTAAGGTCAGCTCCATGGACTCACCTGACCCGTATGTGCGCTTCTCTACCCAGCCAGCCCACAGAACGAGGTTATCCTCGATGGCTGCAAGGACAGCACGCATGGGCTGGGTGCCATCACGCCAGTTAGCTGGCCACCTATCACAGACGGGGAGACTCACAGTCACGGAATCTCCCCGCCCGATGATGGATGACAGGCTAGATTTGACAGCTAGGCCGGGTAGCTCAGTCAGAGGTCTACCGTCGAGAGCTGCAAAAGACTGCCATTTGATCATTAGCCGTTCTCGATCGCTATCCAGTCGAAGTCACAACCTCGACCATTCTTCACGAACATCTGGAATTGTGTCGCAGTGACGTTGTATGGCTTAGGTGTATCCCAAGTAAAGTCACCAGACGCTGACCTAACCGAAGCCACAACACGAGGGGCGCTACTAAACCGCCCTGGCGGGAACTGAATAGTGAACACAGCAGGCCCAGAACTACTAGCCGTCACCGTACCCGACGCAATAGCAGGGATACGGGGCAGAGTAACCTGTGGAATCACCGTGTCCTCACGCCAAGAACTGCCAGTCCACAACATAACCTTGTTGGTGTCCAGCTCATAGATGCGTTGGCCCCTCTGGAGGAACCACGTTGTGGGCCGACTATTTGAGTAGCACGGGATAGTACCGCCCACAGCACAAGTATACTGACGCGCGTCATAAATCGTAGGGCTACCTGTAGTAGACACTATGATACGCGCTAGAAGCAGGGCACCCGACGGCGTAGCTGGCGTAGGGAAGCTAGCCGACGCCGTGCCTTTAATCATCTCAAACGCAGCCTTGTACTGGTTAGAACCGTCCACAGTACCGTCATAAACTTTCAGCACCAGGATATCAGTGCGAGGGTAAGACGTGTCCTTGGCGTACAGAGGCAAGCTAACGTCATCGACGTTGCTAACCCTGTAGCTACCATTATTCGAGGCCACAGGCGTGACAATAGCCGTGCCAGAGCTGACACGTATCTGGCTGCCATTCAGGCTAGGTGTCATGCCAGAGGTAACACCCGGCCTGCACGCCAGAGGGTGAGTATCGTGGACCATAGTAGAGCCCACATCAAGCCGCCTGAATTCAGCAGCATTAATAGATACATTGCCACCAATAGGTAGCACTCCATCAAGAGCCATTATACAGTCACCTGTCTCACAATTACATCAAGATAAGCGGTAGGGGAATACACATCAGACCTGAACCCAATAGTCAATTCACCCCGACCAAGCTCAGGCCATTCCCTAATAGTAGGGGCAGCAGCAGACTGACCCTGCCTAAGTGACGTGCGGTTAGTTAAATCGATATCTAACCACTCGTCTTGCTGTAGAGTAAAGTCCCACCTCAAGCGTCCAGCCCCACCTGGACCAGAAAAGATCACAGACGGTATCTGCACATATCCGTAAAGCTTAAGGCTAACCCGGTTGTGGTACCCAGAACTTACCGTGACCGACCCATAGTTACCCGACTCCAAGAAAGAGATAGGGAACTTGATCGGAAACTTAATACCGCCAGTGAGGTTGGGCAGATACAGCCTATGTTTAGCCGTGTATTGATCATCGATCTGGCCATCAGGAGTCTGACCCCCACGCCACCACACAGGATCAGGAGCTATCAGAGTAGCGCCCCACTCGAATGCTGACCCATTAGCCAGGAACGTTATATCCAGAGCGCTATCCCGGGCCACATACATTGTTTTCGGGCCACGAGGTGTATTAACAGTCAGAGGTGAAGTATTAATATCCGCGATACTCAGGAGAGTCTCCATGGCCTCCTCGGCGTCCTCCAGAGACTGCCCTATATAATAGCCCTTGATAGCCCCAGACTTAGCACCGTGGTAGGCCTTAGTACGCCATATACCATCGTAGCCCACACGCTGGCCACTCTGCGCAACGGCAGGGGCTGAGCCGAAGAGCTTGCACTCGCTCACAACCCAGTCCCCACCGTTAATCACGTGGCCATTCCACGTGACTTCTTTCACATCAATCTCCTCAACTGCCTTGCGACCTCCTCAGCAGTAGCGTAAGGGTCACTACTGTAGGCATTAACGCTGACCCTACTGGTGTTACCTCCAGCATTAGCCCCTGCATAAGCAGGTTGAACACCGTTCAGATTAGGCTGGAAATTCGACTGGAAGTCTCCCATGACACTCTTAGCAGAATCAAGCAGGTAAGGTTGTTCATTCTTGAGGCTATCAGCGAAGTCCCTAATGATCGCTTTACCTGAATGAGTCACGTAGCCCTTACCCGAGAAAGGCCCCCACTTAGCAGGAGAGAAAGGCCACAGACCACGCAACCAGTCCATACCCTGCTTGACCCAGCCCACAAGCGAGTTCCACGCACCCTGAATACCTCGTAAGAAGCCATCCACAAGAGCACCACCAGACCTGACCAGAAGGCTACCTAGATCACCTAGAGCCCCAGTGATCTTGCCTGGCAGTGAACGAGCGAACTCTGCCACCTGGCCACCAAGCTCCTGAGTCTTACGCAGGAATCCGTTCCAAGCCTCAGAAGCTTTCTGCGGTAGGCTTGATGCCAGCGAAGCTATGCCCCCAATGATCTTGCCAGGCAGTTGCTTAACCCACTCAATAATCTCGCCACCCTTGCGGACCATACTCTGGAAGAAGCCCCCAAACCACTCAGCGGCTTTACCAGCAAGCTGACCAAGACCAGCGAGCCACTCCAGGACCTTGCCGGGGAGAGACATCAGCCACTCACCCACAGACGCTAGCCATCCCGGAATGTACCCGAGGAATTGAAC